GTATGATGATTCTTTCGCTGTTGAAGGCGCAAAAATCGGTTCTACTCTCCGTATCCGCCTACCAGACCGCGCTTTGGTAACTGACGGTGCCGCCTTGCAAGTTCAAGACGACAACGAACAGTACACAACTTTGTCTGTTGCTAGCCAAAAACACATTGGTGTTAACTTCACCTCTGCTGAATTGACTATGCAGTTAGATGACTTTGCTGAGCGTGTTTTGAAACCACGTATTTCACAATTGGCTTCTTCTATCGATGCAGACGTAGCAAACAGCTACAAAGCAATCTATAGCTCTGTTGGTACTCCTGGTACTACCCCAGCTACTTCTTTGGTTCTGTTGCAAGCTCAACAAAAACTGAACGAAAACGCTGCTGTTATGTCCCCACGTTACGCTACTGTTAACCCAGCAGCCAACGCAGGTTTGGTTGAAGGTATGAAAGGTCTGTTTAATCCTACAGACACAATCAGCCGTCAATTCAAGAATGGCATGATGGGTATGGGTGTATTGGGCTTTGACGAAGTTAACATGAGCCAATCTATCAAGCAACACACAACTGGTACACGTTCTACAAGCGACACTATCGTTGTAAACGGCACTATCTCTACTGAAGGCGCAACAACTATCAGTATTGATGGCGGTACTGGTTCTGCAACTGTTACTGTTGGTGACGTATTTACTGTAGCTGGCGTATACGCTGTTAACCCACAAACACGTGAGTCAACAGGTAGCTTGCAACAGTTCACTGTAACTGCTGCTAACACTGCTTCTGGTGGCGCTTGGACAAACATCGCTGTTTCACCAGCTATGTACACTTCAAGCAATGCTTTGGCGACTATCAATGCGTTCCCACAAGACGGCGCAGCGGTAACTTTCGTTGGTGCAGCTTCTACTCAGTACGCTCAAAACTTGGTTTACCACAAAGATGCGATCACTTTTGCGACCGCTGACTTGTTGTTGCCACAAGGTGTTGACATGGCTTCCCGCCAAGTTCACAACGGTATCTCTATGCGTGTTGTACGTCAGTACGATATCAATAATGACCGTTTACCTTGCCGTATCGACGTTCTGTACGGTTACAGCGCAATCCGTCCTGCGATGGCTTGCCGTATCTGGGGTTAAACCTAATTGCCTCCGCTTCGGCGGGGGCTTTTTAATTAAATTTTTTAAGGAATCAATATCATGGCACTTCCAAACGGAGCAGGTGGCTATCAATTAGGCGATGGCAATTTAAGCGAAGTAGTATTAGGAACTCAATCAGCACCAACAGCTATTGCAGCTGCAGCCACTTTGACTGCTGCTCAATTGGCAAATGGTCTTATCACTTTTAACGGCACGGCTGGCGCTTTAACAGTTCCAACTGGCGCTTCTCTTGATGCTGCTTTTTCAAGCATGAAAGTAGATAGCTCTTTTGACTTTTCTATTGTAAATACAGACGCAGCTGATGCCGCAACTGTAACTGCTAACACTGGTTGTACATTGGTTGGTGTTGCTGCTGTTGCAGCAGTATCTTCATGCACATGGCGTGTTCGTAAAACTGGCGATGCAACATACGTGTTTTATCGTATTGCTGGCTAATGTAATACCCCGCCCTTCGGGGCGGGTTTTATAAAGGAAAAATCATGCCTAATACTAAAGCTGTTGGAGTAGCATACTCTGACCCACAATTTGACAGCATTTCTGTTACTGGCAACACCGGTCTATACGGGGTTACTCCAGTTGCTCAAGCTGCAGCTATTACTGCTGTTACAAACACCGCTACTGGCACTGAATTGGCTACTGCCATCAATGCTATCCGCGTTGCGTTAAAAAACATTGGTATTACTGCTTAATAAAATAGGGGGCTTCGGCTCCCTATCTAACTAAAGAAAATATGCCGATTATTTATCTAAAACATCCTGAGCATGGCACTAAAGTTGCCACTATGGAACAAGAAGCAGAATTTGATGAACAAAACGGCTGGGTGAGATATACTCACGATACGCCATCAATTTCTGAAGAAGTTGAAACAGTAGAAGAAGCTACTGAAGTTGCGGCTCCTGTTAATACACTGGAAGTTAAAAGACGTCGTAAAACCGCACAGTAAGGAGTAGGCTATGGCGACAACCGCCGGTGATCAAATTAATGCAGCATTACGTTTAATCGGTATGCTTGCCGAGGGTGAAACACCTTCAGCCAATACTTCCAATGACGCCCTCAACGCTTTGAATCAAATGATTGATTCATGGAATACTGAGCGTTTATCCGTATTTTCAACCCAAGATCAAATTGTGTCTTGGGTACCTAATACCAAGACTCATACCTTAGGGCCATCTGGCGATACTGTTGGCAACCGCCCTATTTTAGTAGACGACGCGTCTTACTTCCGCGACCCACAGTCAGGTATTTCTTTCGGCATCAAGCTAATTAACCAACAACAATACGATGGTATTGCTGTTAAAACGGTGACTTCTACCTACCCCCAAGTAATGTGGGTAAACATGGAGTACCCCAATATAACCATGACGGTGTACCCAGTACCTACAAAAGTACTAGAGTTCCACATCGTTTCGGTTACTGAGCTAGATCAACCCGCTACTTTAGCGACTACTTTGGCTTTTCCCCCAGGCTATTTAAGATGCTTTAAATACAACTTAGCGTGTGAAATAGCTAACGAATTTGGTGTTGAACCACCTTCAAACGTAGCTAGAATCGCTATGACTTCTAAGCGCAACCTTAAACGTATTAACAATCCTGACGATATTATGTCCATGCCTTACAGCATTGTGGCTACACGTCAGCGGTACAACATATTCGCCGGTAACTATTAATGAAATCGCATATTTTGGGGCAATCTTATGTTGCCCGCAGCGTCAATGCTGCGGACGACGTAATGATGAATTTGTTTCCAGAAGCTACGCCTGATGAGGGTAAAGAAAACGGTTTTTTAAATAGAGCGCCAGGGATGCGTAAACTTGCCACTATTGGCAGAGGCCCAATCCGCGCCCTATGGTCGCATCAAACTAATGGCTCTGATGCTTACGTAGTGTCGGGTAATGAAGTTTTTAAAATTGATGCTAGCTATCAAGCTACAAAGCTAGGCAATGTAACTGGCTCTGGCCCAGTATCTATTGCTGATAACGGCACTCAACTCTTTTTTGCTTGTAATCCTGATGGCTTTATCTATGATGAGGTCGCCAACACTTTTACGCAGATTACCGACCCTGATTTCCCTGGCGCGGTAACTGTAGGTTATTTAGATGGTTATTTTGTATTTAATGAGCCAAATAGCCAAAAATTATGGGTTACAGAGATATTTGATGGCTCAATAATTGAGCCATTAGCGTTTGCTAGCGCTGAAGGTTCCCCCGATCTAGTTCAAGCAATCAACGTAGACCAACGCGAACTTTGGGTGTTTGGTACAGATACTATTGAGGTATGGTACAACGCAGGCACCGCCAATTTCCCTTTTGCGCGCATCCAAGGCGCTTTTAATGAGTTAGGGTGCTTATCCCCTTACTCCGTAGCAAAACTTGATAACACGCTGTTTTGGCTTGGTAATGACCCACGTGGCTACGGTATTGTCTACCGCGGCGAAGGCTACCGTGGCAAACGCGTATCTACCCACGCTATTGAGTATGCTATTCAAAGCTATGGTGATGTATCTAACGCGCTTGCGTACACTTACCAGCAAGAAGGCCACGCTTTCTACGTTCTAATATTCCCAACCGTCAATAAAACTTGGGTTTATGACGTAGCTACAGGCGCTTGGCATGAACGTGCAGGCTTTGAAAATGGCTACTTCACCCGCCATCGCTCAAATTGCCAGATGAACTTTGAAAGCCAAACCATTGTTGGCGACTATTTAAACGGTAATATTTACGCTTTTGATTTAGATGTTTACGACGATAACGGCGCCATTCAAAAATGGGTTCGTTCTTGGCGAGCGTTGCCAACAGGCGCTAATAATTTAAAACGTACGGCTCAACATTCTTTACAGCTTGATTGTGAGGCTGGTGTTGGTACAAACACAGGGCAAGCGCAAGACCCACAAGTGATGCTTCGTTGGTCAGACGACGGTGGTCATACTTGGTCAAACGAGCATTGGGTGTCTATTGGCAAAATAGGCGCGTATTATCAACGTGCTATCTGGCGTCGTCTTGGTATGACAATTAAACTTCGTGACCGCGTGTATGAGATATCAGGTACCGATCCAGCTAAAATTGTCATTATGGGTGCTGAACTAATATTGAGTGGAACAAATGCCTAGTAATTTAACTACTATCCCCGCGCCACGTGTTCCTTTGGTAGACCCACAAACAGGGCAAATATCAAACGAATGGTACCGATTTTTCTTTAATTTATACGTCCTTACAGGTTCAGGCACCAATAACATCACGCTTACTGATTTGCAAATTGAACCTTTAAAATGACATTTATTCTGATACACTAGCACGAAAGCTACGAGGTAACTTATGACAACAGCATTATCGCCGTCCCCCAAGCAACAATTTTTCAATGCTAGCGGTTCTCCGTTAGTAGGGGGTAAAGTCTATACTTACGCCGCAGGCACAACTACGCCTTTAGCAACTTATCAAGACTCTAGCGGCACTGTTAGCAATACCAACCCTATTATTTTGGATTCTAGGGGTGAGTGTAATTTATGGCTTTTGCCCGCTACCGCGTACAAATATGTGTTAAAAGACAGCACAGATGCAACAATTTGGACTGTAGATAATATTGACTTAGGTATTAATTTTAACAACGTCATCATCACTGGCGGTTCAATCAACGGCGTTACTATCGGCAACATCACGCCTGGAACCGCCGTATTTACGGATTTAACCGCAACTGGCACCGTAACTTTTAACGGCGTTACCCAGATGCAGATCCCTGCTGGGCCTACTGCTGACCGCACTGATCAGCCTGTAGATGGGATGTTTCGCTACAACAGCACAACAGGGTTATATGAGGGTAATGGTTCTGTAGCTGGTCAAACCATTTCTACGCTTCAGTTATCAGGCACTGTAACCGCTGTTTTGACTACTACTACGCCGCACGGCTTGTCTGATGGCGATTACATCACGGTTTCAGGCGCTACGCCAGCTGCGTACAATAGCTCATATAACATTACCTACATAGACGCTACTTCATTTAGCTACACTATGGCGTCAAACCCAGGTGGCAACGCTACAGTGGTAGGTACTTACGTAGCACATTTATGGTCAGATATCGGTGGTGGTGCTACAGGCGGCGGTACTAATCAGATTTTTTACGAAAATGAACAAACGGTAACTACTGACTATACAATCACCACAGGCCGCAATGCGATGTCAGCTGGGCCAATCACAATTGATACAGGCGTAACAGTAGCTGTCCCAACTGACTCAACATGGATTATTGTTTAAGGAAAAAATATTATGGCTGGTCAATTAACGATTGATACATTAAAAGCAAGTACAGGTGTATTAGCCACTCAAAACGGCATGACTGGTATTTGCAAGGCTTGGGTAAACTTTAACGGAACTGCTGCAACTATTAGAGCTTCTTTTAATGTTTCTTCAATAACTCGCAATGGAACAGGCGATTACACAGTTGCTTTTACAACTGCAATGCCAAATACAAATTACGCAGTCGTAAATGGTCAAGGAATACCATCAAATGCCGCAAGTAATGCAGTAGATTATCCAACTGGCGGAAAACTTACAACATCATACAATACTGTTTTTTATCAGACTGCGGTTCCAACTGATAATACATTGATGATGCAAGCAGTATTTAGCTCATAAGGATAAATCATGGCTGGCACACTAACAATATCAACGCTATCAGACGGCACTAATAGCACTTCTTCTACTAACTGTATTCAAGGTTCTGCAAAGGCTTGGGTAAACTTTGTAGGCTCTAGCGGCTCAGTAACAGCTTCTTATAATGTTTCTTCTGTTACTAGAAATGCTACTGGAAACTATACAATTAGCTTTACCAATGCTTTTTCTGACAATAAATATGCCATAACTGCTTGTTGTGATTTTCAATTAGGAACAAACAATGTGGGAATTATTGGTGGTAATTCTAATGGCACAAATGGAACAAAAACAACATCTGCATATAGTGTAGCCGCCTTTAATGCTAGCTTTAGTTTATATGATGTTGGTTCTGTTTATGTTTCTGCTTTCCGTTAATCAAAGGACTTTAAAATGACACAAGCAATTATTTTTTCTAACGACAATGGTGGTGTATCAGTTTGCATCCCTACTGGCGAAATTTCAATCGAAGCTGTGCAAGCTAAAGATACCCCAAAAGGTTCTATCATTGTCAATCAATCAGACCTGCCTAATCAGCACAATGACTTCTTTGATGCTTGGGAATTAGTAGATGGCAAAGTAGAAGTTAGCCTAGCTAAAGCTAAAGAAATCACCAAGAAGCGTTTGCGTATCGAAAGAGAACCACTCTTAGCCGCACAAGATGTAGCGTTCCAACGCGCCCTAGAATCAGGCGCAGATACAACCGCTATCGTTGCTGAAAAACAGCGTTTGCGTGATGTAACTTCTTTGGCAGATGCCGAAACAACTTTAGAAGGCTTACGAGCCATTAAGGTGTAATTATGTCAGTAACCATTAGCGGTTCAGGTCAGATTGTTAAGCAAGTAATACAAACAGTAAAAAGCGATGCTTTTTCATCAAGTGTAAAAACAACATGGACAGATATTACAGGCTTGTCTGCGTCAATTACACCGACAAATTCCGCGAATAAAATTATGGTAGTTGTTGCATTGTCTGGAACTGGCGGTGCTAATGACTACGCAAGGGGGTTTTCTGTTACTCGAAATGGGACAAGGCTTACAACTGGAAATGCTGGTTCAGGAACATCTGCTTCAATGGTTATACCTGAAACTGCCGCATCTCGTAACGGAACTACCATCAATTACACTTTTTTAGATAGCCCAGCAACTACATCTGCTACTACATATCAAGTTCAATTTTGGGTTCCTACAAGTGCTGGCGGTACTGTTTATATAAACACAGCTTCTAACGTTGATGGAAATACATTTTTATGTATTTCAACAATAACTTTATATGAGATTGCGTATGCCTAATTACACACAAATTCTTTCTACAAATTACCCAAATGCACAATGGTCGCTAAATGGTGATTCTTATGATGGTTTAACTTGGTATAGTGATACTCCAAAACCAACACAAGCTGAACTTGATGCGTTGGCAATTCCTACTGAAATCGCCGTAGCTAAAGCTAATTGCAAATCACAAGCTAAATCACTTTTAGCCGCTAGTGATTGGTCAGTATTGCCTGATGTGCAAATTACCAATCGCTCTGCTTTTGACAACTATCGTGCTATTTTGCGTGGGTATGTAATTAGCCCTGTTACTGACCCTACTTGGCCTACTGAACCACAACCCGTTTGGGGCTAATATGGCCGTTTACGTCAAGGTTCTAATTCCCGCTAAGATAGCTGAAGATGCTCAGACTACGCAGTACACTGCGGGAAATAACATCACCACAATTATTGACAAGTTTACGGCTACTAACTATAGCGGATCTTCCGCTACGATTAGCGTAAACCTCGTCACGGTGACGGACACCGCAGGCAATAAGAACTTGATTGTTAAGGCTAAAAGCTTAGCTGCAGGCGAAACATACTCTTTTCCTGAGATTGTTGGGCAAGCGCTAGAACCCTTGGGGTTCATTTCCACTATCGCTAGCGCGGCTAGCTCTATCAACATCCGGTCTAGCGGTCGTGAGATCTCAAGCTAATGCAGCACACAGTCACCGTTACTTATGGCAAAGGGTTTGAAGTAGCGCTTCCGTTCGCGCAAAAGATTGAGGCATTACAAGAAAATCTTTTGCAGATGCCACAAGCGGACATTGTGACTACGCATACATTTAAACCTAGCGTATATGAACGCACCATTCATATCCCCGCTTGGACTGTACTGACTGGTGCTGAGCATAAGACAGATTACAAAATCCGTCTTGAAAAAGGTACGATTGCAGTTAATGTCGGCGATGAAGTTAAAATAATGACAGCGCCATGTGAATTTGACGCTAAAGCAGGCGCGCAACGTGTAGGACGTGTATTTGATGAAGAAGTAGTTTGGGTTGATATTTATGACAATCCAGACAATTGCAAAGATATCGCGGTGCTTGAAGAACGCCTATATGCAGTGCCTACTTGTGGGTTAGGTGAAAATAGAGTTGCATTAATGATTCAAAACGCACAAAATGACTATAATCTGTTTGTATCTCAACTTGGTCTTGATCAAGCGCAAATAGATCAAATTGTGCAAATTGAGAGTGATTTAATTGATATGCCTGAAGGATACGCTGTAGAACTTAGAGATTCTAAGATTCACGGCAAAGGGTTGTTTGCAACTAAGCGTTTTGAAGCAGGTGAAGTTATCTGCCCAGGACGAATTGACGGCAAACGCACACCTGCAGGCAGATTTATTAATCATTCTTTTGATAGTAATGTCATTCCAACGCTTGTTGGGGATGATATTAACGCCGTAGCTAAACGTACTATTCATATTAATGAAGAATTATTGGTAGATTACAGGGCGTCAATGAGAGTTAATTTTGGTATTGCTTTACAAGGAGAATTACCATGTCAGGATGGGTAGCCGGAGCCGTTGTAGTTGCAGGTGCTACAAGCGCCTATATGAGTTCAGAAGCCGCTAAAAGCGCCGCCAAAACACAGGCTGCCGCGTCAGATAGAGCTATCGCCGCGCAACAAGCTGGTTTAGCTTCACAAGAAGCTATTAACGCGCCGTTTATCGATAAAGGTACGGAAGCGATGAATAAGCTTGCCGCCATGACTGAGCCTGGCGGCCAATTTTATGCGCCTTTTTCACAAACAGATTGGAAACAAGATCCAGGCTATGCTTTTAGGCTTAAAGAAGGTACAAAAGCGCTAAATGCGTCCGCTGCCGCTAGAGGTGGTTTGATCTCAGGTAACGCCCTTAGAGCCGCTACAGCCTATGGTCAAGACATGGGGTCGCAAGAGTACACCAACGCGTTTAACCGCTATTATTCTGAGCGTAGCAACATGATGGATCCGTTAAAGTTTTTAACTGGTGTAGGGCAAGCTGCTGGCGCAGGGCAAGCGTCTAACATCGGTGCGGCAACAGGAAACATCGCTAATCTGACAACAGGCGCTGGAAACGCAATGGCTGCAGGGCAAGTCGGCGCGGCTAATGCGTATACTAATGCTATTGGGCAAGGCGTTAGCCAGTATCAAACAAATCAGTTAATAAACAGATACGCACCGCAAACAGCTAGCTACTATGGTAGCGAAAGAGCAGGCGGCGCAGCCCCTGTCACCGATTACAGTACGCCATATCAAGGGTAAGGAATAAATATGCCAATCGACCCAAGTATTCCCCTTCAAGTTCAGCAATTAAAACTAGAATCGCCAGGTAATCAATTGGCGATGATGGGCGACGCCATGAAAATTGGTGAAATGCAACGCGGCATTGAAACGCAAAATAAACTGCGGGATTTGTATTCACAAGGCGTTGACATTAGTACGCCTGAAGGTTTTAAACAAGTAGCATCTATTGACCCCGCTACGGCGATGAAGTTAAGAACAGACGCGTTAAAGGGTCAAGAACTTCAAGGCAATATCAAAAAAACAGGTTTAGAAATCACTGCAAAAGATTTAGAAATTCAACGTGAAAAGCTAGGTAATCTTGCATTTAACCCCTCAAACGAAAATGTAAAGGCGCATCTTCAAGATAGCGTTTTAGCAGGCAAACTAACGCCGCAAGCAGCAGAACAACAATGGATGCAAGTGGCTAACATGAACGCGCCGCAACGTAAGCAATATTTTACGGAGATGGGTGTTAAAACTGAAGAACGCTTTAAAATGGCGGAAACACAACGCCATAACAAAGCTACCGAAGGTATTGCAGGCGGTCATCTTCAGATTGCGCGTGAAAATCAACAGCGTGGCACGATCCCTGCTGGCTATCGTATGTCTGCTGATGGTAAGAACCTTGAGGCAATCCCTGGTGGCCCAACTACTACACCGTTGGCTCCTAAAGAGTTGCAAGCGCGTGAAGCTAAGTTCCCTGCGGCTACAACAGCCGTTAAGACCGTTGAGTCTAAGGCTGACAAGCTCGTTGCGGACATTGAAACACTTAAGAACCATCCTGGCTTAGATAGCATTACTGGCGCCGTTTATGGACGTACACCATCTGTTACGGCTGAAGGTCGTGCAGCTCAAGCGTTGTACGACAGTATCGTTGCCCGCGGCGGATTCCAAGAACTCTCCGCTATGCGCGCTGCGTCCCCAACTGGCGGTGCTTTGGGTAACGTATCGAACCAAGAAGGTCAACAACTCAAAGATGCGTTTGGTACACTTAATCGTACTCAAGACGCTGCTGACTTACGTATCCAACTTGGCCGTGTGGCTGATGATGTACGCGGTGCTAAACAACGTATTCGTGAAGCGTATGATATGACTTACGATTACAAGCCTAGTAGCGGTGGTGGTGCTGCGGTGCCTCCTGGCTTTGTAGTTGATAAAAAATAAGGATTGGCTATGGCCTTACAGACCGCTACAAATCCTGAAACAGGGGAACGCCTTGCGCTGATTGCTGATAAATGGCAACCAATAGCGCAAACAGCTACTAATAAAGAAGGCGTTAAAGCCTATTTAATTGGTAACAGCTGGCACGTTGACGAAGCTGCTGCGCCTGAAGCGGCACCGGCGGCTGTAGACAACCGTCCTACTTGGGGTAAAGAAAACCCAAGAGCGTATGAAGTAGCTCAGACTGTACGTAAGTATGCTGGCCCAGCCGTTGAAGCCGCGACTAGCGTTGCTGGTGGTGTGCTTGGCGCGCCTGCTGGTCCAGCTGGTGTTGTTGGTGGTTCTGCACTTGGCTATGGTATTGGTAAAGAGATCACTAACTTAGCTGACATCGCCCTTGGCAACGTAAAACAAAAAGCACCTGTAGCTGATGTTACCCGCGCGGCTAAGAACGTATTAGAAGGCGCCACAATGGAAGCGGGCGGTCAAGTCGCTGCGCCGTACATCGCTAAAGCTGTTGGTAAAGTCGTTGATATAGCACAGATGCCAATGCAAAAAGCAGCTAAGATGGCTCGAGATGCGTTTGGCCCAGACATTGAGCTAGCCGTAAACGCGTTGCGTAATGCTCCAAAAGGCATGAGTGTGTCACAGACGCTTGCTGATGCAGGTATTGTTAACCCTACTGCTCAAGCTTTGATCCAAAAAAGCTTGGCACGTGACCCTGCGTTTGTAGCTAAATTAAACAAATTACAGCAAGAAGATGGCGTCAATGCTTTAGCTAACCTTGTTGGCGGTACAACACAAACTGAAGCTAAAACAGCCCAAGCCGGGGCTAAAAACGCCCTTAACACTGCGCTTGAGCCTGTTAAACGTAATGAACTTGCTGCCGCTAACGTAGCAGGCACAACAGGCAAACAGTTGCAGACCGAAGCTGATCGTATGGCAATGGCTGCCGCTAATAAGGTTGACGATGTACGTCGCTTTACTGCTGCAGAACAACGCGCTAAAGATATGGCTATGGCAACCCGGGAGCAGACAGGTTTATCAGGTACAAGCGTGTACAACTACCCTGCTGAATTGGCTAAAAAGGCTGATGAAGTTGCAGCGCAGTCTGCTGAAGCATCATTACGCTTTGGCGAAGCCGCACAATTTAAACAAGCCGCCGCAGACAGTTTGTCAGCGTATGGGTTAAAACCGCTTGAGTCAGGCGCCGTTGTTCAAAAAGTATTGAATATAGGTAAAAACCCTGAGTTTGCGGGTAATAAAGACATCGCCGCATCGCTTGGTCGTGTGGCTGATGACATCACTGCGTGGACTAATAACGGTGGTGTGATCGACGCGTTTGCGCTTGACGCCATCCGTAAAAACTCTGTTAACGCCGCTATCCGCGATCTATACCCTACTGCTGACGCTAAAACTCAAAAGCAATTGGCAGCAGGTGTATTGTCAAGAATTAAACCGTTGATCGTTGACGCTATTGAATCCGCCGGTGGTACAGGCTACGGCAAGTACTTAGATGACTACGCCGCAGGCGCTAACCGCATTGCTCAACAAAAGCTCAGCGCTGAAGCATTGGACTTGTACAAGAACAATCCTAAAGGGTTTATCAAACTTGTTGAAGGCGAGTCCCCTGATGTAGTTGAAAAAGTCTTTGGCCCAGGCAATTACGACATTGCACGTCAAATGGCTGATGATCTAATGAAGCCTGGCGCGCAAACACAGATGGGCGTATTAAAAGAAACCACCCGCGTTCCTAAAGCTAATATTGAGGCTGAAGCACAAGCCTCACAAGGCCAAGACGCGCTGCGTGATTTGATGTTGTCCCATCTTAATAAGTTCCGTCTGCCGTCTTATTTGAGCGCTGTGTTTTCTACCGCCAATAAAGGTATTCAGATCCTTGAAGGTGCTATTGGCAAAAAGACTATGCAGACCCTGACAGAAGGTTTTAAGTCTGGCAAAGGTACCGAAGAATTATTGTCTACCTTGCCTGCTGAGCAACGCTACAAGATCATTGATGCTTTATCTGCAGCGACCGCTAAAGGTACGCCGATCTACATGAACCAAAACCGCCTTACTCCACCAGAGTACCCACAAGAACAAAATGTAAACGCCCTTGCGAGGTAAGTATGGATTGGCAAATCTTAATCAACATCGGCGGTGCAGCCGCCCTTTCTAGCCTTGGTTGGTTTGCCCGCCAAATATGGGACTCAGTTCAAAAGCTTAAGGACGACGTAAAGCAGATCGAGATTGACCTGCCTACGCATTACATCAAAAAAGATGAGATCAAAGAGCGTTTTGACCGTATTGAAGTGCTACTAGATAAGCTCTACGAAAAACTAGAGCAAAAAGCAGATAAATGATGTATGCCAGATCAGTTCGGGTTTTCTGAGGGGGTCAAGACTTTAACAGGTAGCTTGGACTCGGCTAGGGAAAGTGCTAAGTCACTAACCAAAAGCGTTGAAGGTATACAAAAAGACGGATTTGACGTAGCTCAGCAAAAAGCGCAAGAACGGCTTAGAACAAAACGAGAAGCAGAAGTAAAAAAGCGGTTAGCAATACACAAGGCGTTAGCAGAGTACAAGCATCGCAAGTTGATTAGCCATGAGGAGTATAGCCTTAAGGTCGAGTTCTTGCGACAATTCAAGAACACGGCGATGGGCGAGAAAGAATGGGCTGAGATCTTGAAGATAAAACGAGAGCTAGAAGATTTAGAAAAGAAAGAAAAAGCGGCGTTTGATGGCGACTTAAAGAACATTCGTCGAGCGCAGTTTATGTGTTTTCTAGTAGCTGCATGGATTGCGTACATTATTGTTTGGGGTGATAAATGATTGTTTATTTAGGGTTTTGTTACAGTTATTGGGGAGCAATATCATGTTTGGCGTAGACGACATCATTAGCGTGGGGATGAAGATCCTAGACAAAGTTATTCCCGACCCAGCAGCCAAAGCTGAAGCACAAGCCAAACTGTTAGAAATACAACAGCAAGGCAGATTAGCAGAACTGCAAGCAGATACAGCAGAGGCTCAAGAACTGACCAAACGGCAAGAGTCAGACATGGCATCTGATAGCTGGCTTTCTAAAAATATACGCCCCATGACGTTGATTGCAATTTTAGCGGGCTACTTTACTTTTGCAATGCTTTCGGCGTTTAATATCGAAACAAACAAATCGTACGTTGAGTTGCTTGGCCAATGGGGTATGTTGATTATGTCCTTTTATTTTGGTGGACGTACATTAGAAAAGATTATCGATATGCGGAGCAAAGATGGAAAATAAGTTAAGCGCGTGGGTCACCATAATTGTTACCCTTACGTTGTGCGTAGTTGTTGTGGGAATGGTCGGAACTTTGTTGTCAGCAATTCTCGATCCATCTATTCCTAACGATCCTATCTTGGCGATTATCGCGCCCGCGTTTAATATGATTATTGGTGGTTTTATTGGTTTAATTACAGGTATTCACATGGCGCAAGGCGAAGAAAATGACGAATGAGCAATTACAAGCGTTAGGTATTGATGCTAAATGGCTAGAGCCGTTAAACGAAGTCTTTGACAAATATGACATCAACACGCCTAAGCGCCAGGCAGCGTTTATTGGTCAATGCTCCCATGAGTCAGGCAACTTTAAAACCTTGCAAGAAAACTTAAATTACAGCGCTGAAGGCCTAATGAAAACATGGCCTAGCCGTTTTCCTACCAAAGAGATAGCTGATCAGTACGCTCGTCAACCTGCTAAGATCGCAGGCAAGGTGTACAACGGGCGTCTTGGCAATACAAGCGAAGAAGAAGCGTCAAAGTACTTGGGTAGAGGTCTTATTCAGCTAACTGGCAAAGAAAACTATGAACACTGCGGATCTAGTTTGGGTGTGGATCTTGTTGGGAATCCTGATTGGTTACTTGATCCTAAATATGCGGCTCTAAGCGCTGGGTGGTTTTGGAACAAAAAAGGCCTAAATCAGCTTGCCGATATAGGCGATGCGGTCACCATCACCAAACGTATCAACGGCGGTACGATTGGCTTAGATGACCGGGTAAAGCATACTAATCAAGCTTTGACGGTTCTGGGTCAAGATACTTCTCAAGCCTAGCAATCCGTTGCATTTCAAAGCTGCATAGCGATTGGTAGTATTCAGCGTGGGTTTTATGCTCAAGATAGCTGCGCTTGGCGCTTTCTAGCTCTTTAACCGCGCGTTCGTTTGGTGATAGGGGTTTGGTTAATAACATCCATAAGCTTTTTAATACGTTCATTTTCATTCCTTTTTGTGATGCAATCTTGGCAAAACCATTTATAAGTTAAGCCACTTGGGTTATTGACATTGGTGCCGGTAGCGTTGTTTTTACGTTGTTGGCAGTTGTTGCAGATACGTAACATTAGCGCCCAAATATTGAGTCGTACATCGGCGTCATAGACGGTGTTGGTGCTTGGTACATAGGCATGGCCAAAGGCGCAGCAGGAGCCATCACAGTGCCTACAGACTGCCCTTGCGCCCCATAGACATAGGTTGTATTGCCGGAGCGCATGGCAGAGCCTACAGACTGTCCTTGTGGGCCATAGAAGTACTGCGTATTGCCTGACTGCTGAACCGTGCCTAGGCTTTGACCTTGAGCGCCGTATAGGTAAGTTGTTTGGGCTTCTACATCACCAAGCCCAACTAAATAACCTAATAAAAAGCTAATTCCTGCTAACGCAACTTTATTCATCTTTCTTCTCCTGGGTGATTACTTCACGATAAGCCTTAATTGCGTCTTTAACATCCTGGCGCAATGCTCGCATTTCAAAATACATTTCTTCTGCCAATTTAGCCAAGTTCTCATGGCTCCATGACCTAAAATCAGGTGGCATCATGGCTTTACCGCCAAACTCATAAGCTCAATACGCTCACGGGATACCCGCAAGACGTTATACCGCTGATGTAAGCGTTGCAGTACAGACGCCCGCTTTTCAGTAATCTTTTCCAAATCAAGCAACGATAGCACTTCTTCTTCGCTCATCATGGATAGCTGATTATTTAAGGCTCGCCAACTTAGCTTCTTCATTCTTAATCCTTTCCTTAAGGGCTTTTACTTCTTCAATCGTTCTAGTTAACGCTCTAGCCGCCGTGCCATAGTTACGCACACGAATCACGCTTTCAGCCTGTTTAACCTTCAATTTTGCCTTAAGAGCGAGCAGTCTTTTCACTTTGTAGCCTTTCTATTTCTTTAATTAAGTCGCGGATCATTATTTCAATGTTGGTATCTGGCGCATATTCGCGGATGTCGTCAGCCAATTTCTTTGCTTCGTCTAGTAGTTTCATTTCAATTCCTCCAATGCAATATCACTTAATGCCCGTTTATCTTTAAGGGCGTCCCAAATCCTCAAATCAATCGTTTTGTTGGTTAATAAGAGGTAAACCCATACATCATGCTTTTGACCGCTGCGGTGCAGGCGGCCTACTGTTTGCTCGTACAACTCAAGACTCCAAGGCAGTGATACAAATACCATCTTGCACCCGCCATGCTGAAGGTGTAATCCATGCCCCGCTGATTTAGGGTGGATTAATAACAGCTCGATCTTGCCGTCATTCCAACGCTCAATAGCCTTGGTGTCGTTGATTGTCTGGGCGTGAGGATACCGACGCTTAAGCTCAGCCAACTCCTCGATGTAGTTGTAAACAATGATGGTGTTGGCGTGTTGGTTTTCTTCAAGCAACTCATCCAACATATCAAACTTATGTGTGCTAAACCATATAGGCGTTTTGGTCACGTTCATGCGTCCAGGCGTGTCTGAGGCTGTTGTAGTTGTTTCGTAGACCCAACCACCCGCCATCTGTTGCAACTTGCCCGTAACCACGCCTGCGTTGACTGCGGTGATCTGCACGTCCTTAAACTCAATGACAAAATCCTTCTTCATTTTTTCGTATGGCGCGCGGTCAGCCAATTCACACTTCATCTCAATCGTGTGGCATGGCGGGAGCTTGTCAGCGTATTCGCCTGCGTCCAATAGAAATGTTGCGGGTTTGATACGCTCCATGACTTGCGCCAACGAGCCTACGCGTGGCTCCCACTCGCCAAAATCTTTATTGACTAGGACAAAATATTGCTGCATAAAAGCGCCTTTAGCGCGGCCAAGCAAGTCTTGGTTAATGATCTTGCACTGACCAAAAACATCTTCAAGCCCATTGCTCGTAAACGAGCCTGTAAGCCCCCAACGGATCTTGATGTTGTCGACCACCTTAGCCAACGCTTTAAAGCGTTTGCCTGATGGGTTCTTGAGCTTGGTTAGCTCGTCAAACACAATGCCATCAAAATCTAAGAATTGTTCTGTTAGCCATTCAATGTTGTCGTAGTTCACCACCACCACGTTAGTCTTGCTACGCAGCGCTTTAAGACGTTGGGCAGGCGTTCCTACTGCAACGCTTAGGGATAACCCTGATGCCCATTTGGGTTGTTCTACAGGCCACACGTCAGTGCAGACGCGCTTGGGGGCTAGCACAAGCCATCGTTTAACAAAGCCATAGCGCAACATATCCTGCATAGCTGTAAGCGTTAGCGCTGTCTTTCCTGCGCCTACGGGGGCAAGGATCATGGCGCGATCGTTCTCGTACAAGAAGTCCGCTGCTTTCTCTTGGTAATCACGTAGCTTCATAGTTTGCTAACCGCGTCGATGCCATCACCAATCCATTGCATAACAGGCACTGCCATTGAGTTGCCAAGAGCTTTATATCGTAAGCCTTCAGGTGATGTATCTTTTTTACGCCACGGAATGTTAGTAAAGCCGTCGGGAAAGCCCTGCAAACGCTCGCACTCAGTAGGTGTCAAGCGACGCACTTTGACTGAATCAGCTACAAACGTCTGAGCGTGATGTGATTGAACCGACGGGCGCAACGCTTGTAAAGCAGGCGTTACAGTTAATGGTGTAGCGCTAAACGTATTGGCGCCTGCGTCCTCACGAATAGAATATGCCTCAACAATAGGCACGTTGCCTCCGCCTGTACCCCAACGGCTAGTCACGGTCTGGCAGGTTTCCCCCATCTCTTTGACACGGCTATCGGCAGGGTGGGTTTCGTAGACTTTTTGGACTAAGAAAGTTTCGCTTCCTCCACCGAGGACTCCACCGCTTGCCTTAAGGGTTCCTCCAATATCTCCCTCGCGGTATTGAGCAAGGCTACTTTCAAAGTATGCGGAAGGTTCTTTCCTCTGCGGTGCGCTCGGCGCAGTATCCCGGCGCAAGCTATGTCGCTCAAATAATACTGCGGCGGCAGGTCGCCAATCTCCAAGGTGTCCGACAACAAAGACACGACGGCGTCGCTGTGCCACTCCGCAGTACTGAGCGTCAAGCACTCGGTAGCTGAACCCATACCCGAGTTGAGCCACCGCCCCGAGGAAGGAACCAAAGTCCCGTCCGCCTGAGCTTGACAAGACACCTGGGACGTTTTCCCAGACAAACCAGTTCGGTCTAAAGTGGTCAAGCATTCCGCAATAGACGAGTGCCAAGTTACCACGTGGGTCATCCATTCCTTTGCGGAGCCCTGCGACTGAGAAGGACTGACAGGGGGTTCCTCCAACGAGAAGATCAATTGTTCCATCTAAATTCCACTCCTTATATTTGGTCATGTCACCAAAATTAGTGACGTTGGGATAGTGATGCGCTAATACGGCTGATGGAAACGGCTCAATCTCAGAGAACCCCGCAGGTGTCCAACCTAGATCATGCCAAGCCATCGTGGCTGCTTCGATACCGCTACAAACAGATAAATATTTCAAAATAATGCCTTTCCTAGTAACTTGTACAAGTCTGGTTTAGGTTGACGCGGTTTAATAACAACAGACCAACCCTGTTGGCAAAACGTTAGCGCTTCTTGACGTGTGTTGAACAAACGCAACATAGCGCCTGTTTCGTCTTTAACGATGTATCTCATAGCGCTGCCAACCAATTCATAACATCCTCTTTTGTCCATAAACACGCGTAGTTTTGACACAGCAACTTCATTTCCTCCGCAAATAACTCTTGGAGAGGTGATAAATAGCCCCCCTTAGGGCGTTTGATCTCGACAAACCACGTATCGCCATTAGGCAAACAAGCAATTCGATCAGCAACCCCACGCTGGCTAACAGACTTGAATTTATAAGTCTTGCCGCCAATTGAGCTAACCGCCCAACAAAAATATTTTTCAATTTCTGCTTCTCTTTCAGGTTTATTTTTTGTAATCATGTAAAAAAGTTTAGCACAGATTAAAAAGTTGTGGTAAAGTTTAATCTCAGTCAACTAAAGTAAAGGAATCAAAATGAACGATGTAGTCCAACATTCACGTGTTGTCGGTGGTTCAACTGCCAAACGTGTTATCGGTTGCCCAGGTTCTGTAGCCTTGTGCGCCAAGATGCCTCCAAAGCCTAGCAGCAAATATGCTGATGAAGGCACCCTACTTCATAACGTCATGGACTTGATCCTGACTACAGGTCAAACACCTGAGTCGTTTGCGGGTATGGAATATGAAGGTATCAAATTAACCCAAGAACTTATTGATGAGAAGGTTTACCCTGCTCTTAAAGCATTAGACGAAATTGATCCAAACAAGGAGATGGAGTATGCGACTGAAACAAAAGTGGGCTTCGGAGATTTTCTTCCAGGCGTCTTTGGTAGCACTGATCTTCTTGGCCGTATTGGTCGGCGCGCTTTTATTTTGGATTGGAAATTTGGTAGCGGCGTTGCTGTGGATGCTACCGATAATCCTCAGCTAATGTTCTACGCAGCCGCAGCCATGCGTACCCCTGAGGTGCAATGGGTGTTTGACGAGTGCGACGAGGTTGAGTGCATCATCGTGCAACCGCCATCTGTAAAGCGTTGGGTTACAACAACTAAGCGCATTAAAGCGTTTGAACAAGAGCTAGCGATGGCGGTGAAGGTTAGCCAAATGCCTGACGCGCCATTAAATTCAGGTGAGCATTGCCGTTGGTGCGCTGCCAAGCCAACTTGTCCTAAGATGACAGGCCTTGCTGATCGCACATTACACGCGCAGATTGATATCCTTAACGTAGCTCAAATTGCTGAATATCTCAAAAAAGCCGATATGCTTGAGCAATGGATTGCTGACGTACGTGGGTTAGCGCACCAAGTGTTAGACGCAGGTAAACCTGTGCCAGGCTTCAAACTGGTCGCCAAACGTGCTATTCGCCAATGGGCTGATGAAGATCAGGCATTGGTTGCTATGATGAACGAGGGTATTCCTGAGGACGAGTTGCTTACAACTAAGGTAATATCTCCAGCCCAAGCAGAAAAAGTATTGAAAAAGCATGGCAAGCAATTGCCTGCCAATCAAGTAGTAGCAGTAAGCAGTGGCAGTACGATGGTTGAGGAATCTGATCCAAGACCAGCGGTTTTACAAATCGGGCAGCAACTTACCGCAGCCCTTTCTAAACTTCAATAAGGACTTAAAATCATGTCAAATATCACAACATTCTCCGGTGCAAACCTTCCTTCAGTAAAATCATTAGCAACAGCGTTGCGTACCATTGAAACCGATGTAGGTAGTGCAGGCACTGTCATCATCAAAATGGACAAAACAGGTCATTGGGTATTCGGTGCAGAGCAGACTGAGATCGAAGATGACTCAACTTGGGCAGTTAATCCTTTCTCTTTTGTTCACGGCTATATTGCTTGGGGTGATGGCGAAGTATTGGCTGAGAAGATGGTTAGCGTAAGCCAGCCATTGCCTGAACTCGAAGCAGCGCCTCCTGGTGCTAAAAAGGGTTGGGAAACTCAAGTTGGTATGTCTATGAAGTGCCTCGATGGCGCCGATAAGGATATGGAAGCGCGCTACACCACAACGTCAGTTGGCGGTAAGAAAGCGGTTCAAGCTTTAGCGGTTGCAATTGCTACACAAGTAGAAAAAGATCAGGACAAGCCTGTTCCAGTAGTTGAGTTGGGTAAAGAGCATTACACCCACAAGTCTTATGGCCGTATATTTACCCCAATCTTTAAAGTAATCGATTGGTCTAGTATGGATGGTCAAACTCAAGCAGAAGAAGCGCCAAAAGAAATTGAAGCGCCTGTAGAGGCTGAAGCAGCGCCGGCACGTCGTCGTCGCGGTTAAACGAATAGGGGTGGTTAGGCAGACGTTCGAGGATGTTGCAAGTATGGGTTTTTTCTGCCTTCAACCATACAAGTTATAGCAACCAAATCGACACCCCGACCTATAAAGTACAGTAAAGGACAATAAAGTGAACCCATATTTACAAGAAATTCTTGCTGATTTTTCTACGCGGATAGCAAAGTTAGAAAAACAAAATGCTTGGCAGAATGAAATTATTGATGAGTTACGTATGAAGCTAATAAATGCGTTATTTGATGTTGAATACGCAAACATGACAATACGCAATTTACAGTCCGAAAGTGATGACGAATGAGCATCCTTTGGTTAGATTTTGAAACACGATCACGCTGTGATTTACCCAGTCGTGGCGTGTATAACTACGCGCAAGACGCAAGTACGCAGGTGCTTTGTATGTCTTATGCGTTTGATGATGAGGACGTCGTTACTTGGACGCCTGATCAGCCATTTCCTGAAAAGGTAGCTAATTTTGAAGGTCAGATTCGGGCGCACAACGCTGCATTTGAGAGGCTGATCTTCTGGTATGTCCTTGCGATGGACAAAGGTATCCCAGAACTAAAGCTAGAACAGTTCTATTGTACCGCGGCGCAGGCTCGTGCCAACTGCGCGCCAGGAAGCCTTGAGGACGTTGGACGTTTTGCATCCACCAATATGCGTAAGGATCACCGCGGTAACCAACTGATCCGCTTGCTATCCATTCCTAAGGCTGACGGCACGTTCAACGACGACCCAACGCTGATGGCTGAAATGATCGCTTATTGTGAGCAAGACGTACGCGCCATGAGAGCGATTAGCCAAGCGTTGCGTGATCTGTCAGATGAAGAATTGGCAGATTACCACGTCAACGAGCGCATCAATGACCGCGGTGTATTGCTTGATAAGCCACTGTGCGAGGCCGCAGTGCGCTATGCTAGCGATGAATTACAAGAGATTGAGCAAATCGTTGCTGAAGTGACCGAGGGTGAGATTACCTCGGTTCGCAGCCCTAAGATGCGTGAGTGGGTCTTAGCGCGTGTCGGCGATGACGCTAAAAAACTAATGGAAGTTTACAAAGATGGCGACAAGAAATATTCGATCGACAAGTCAGTTCGAGCTAACTTACTTATTCTTGCTGAAGAAAACCCCGACCAAATACCGCCGGAAGTTGCTGATGTTATCCAATGTGCGGACGACCTATGGGCGTCTAGTGTTGCGAAGTTCAAACGATTAAAGGAATTAGCTGATGAAGAAGATAACCGAGTTCGTGGTGCGTTTGTGTTCGCGGGTGGCTCA